GCAGGTTTAAGATGGTTCCAACAGTTGAAACGGTTAGTATGAAATACAATAAAAGAAAAAGTTTTTATTTGGTTTTTAAGTTTTTATTATGCAGTGTTCACAACTTGATAAACAAGTGGCGGTGTGAACCAATTTACTATCTAAGAAAACATATAGATTACCGTTAATGCAGTAAGAAGAGTACTCTGTGGTTTTGACACAACAGAAAATGTTATTGAACAAATCGCGAATAAAGATTCGTATCTGCATATCAATTTCTGAAGAATTTACCTAATTCTGAGTACCCTTTACCTATAGCATTGGAAACAGTATGGATGTTTGGATGGACTGCTGCAAGTGCAAGAGCTTCCAAGAATCCGATAGGGTCAACACTTACATCTGTGGTGCTAGCAGCGACAAGGCCGCTGGAAGCTGAGTTCGTGCTAGGACTGATTTGTCCTTCGATGTGGAATATGACTTCCACATCTAGGACAGCAGTACTAACAGGACCTCCCGACACTGTAATGAGAACCGTTTCGTGTCCGTCAACTCTGAGCATATCTGTGTTGCCTGTTAATGCAACACCCGAGGATGTGGTTTGAGAAACCACAATGGACGATGGTGACCCAGTGCTGGTAGAGGACTTCTTGAAATTAAAAGCTGCAGCAGAAATGATCTTAGGTTCAACTTCTACAGTCGACTCGTCAAGTTCCAACATACTGTATGCCTTGTGGTTGGCATACTGATCAGTTGAACTTACGTCGACCAAACTAGACGCATTGGCTATACCCCAGTCATTATAGAAATTTGTTATGGTTTTATTGGCGTCAGTAGGATTAGCGTAGGTATTAAGAGATGAGTCAATGTTGTTCAACCAGTTTTCGACTGGAAGCGTCGCAATTAACACTCTTCCCTGAGCATTCGTCATGCTCGCCACACTAAAGACACGGACTCCAAAACCAACAATTCTATGATTGACTAGTTTACTAGCCAGGCTGGAGGGAGTTATCCCAAACCAGCCCCCAGTAGTAGTTCCGTCCATTCTCGTCCAGGAGGTACCTGGTATCGTAGACGATCGGCTTGAAAAAGCGTACATCCCTAAGGATGGACACACAACAAGATCAGAATTCCCAGAAGCATCAGTCGATAGAGCAATGTTTTTGTGAATGGTGAATGTTGATGTGTCGACAGCATACTGATCCGGAACTCTAGCTCCATAAGATTTCTCGTCAAATGGGCTAGTGAGGCAATTGTAATATAACCTCGCTTGTTCGGAACGAAAAGGAATAACTTTCCTGGTCGGTTTAGTTTTAAGTTTTGAACCCTTGAGGGGTTGTGAAGTAGTTTTCTTCTTAGATTGACTGCTTTTAATTGATTTCATATTTAAAAGTATACAACCGGATCTTTCAAGTCAAAAGGGTACCGTTTAGTCTCCGGATTTCTTGACTACCCTGCGACGAGATTTAATTATCTCTAATGACATAAGGGTCCAATAAACCACTCTGTAACAAAATGGTTAATGGTTGTCCCTCTATAGCTTCAGCAAATTTCGCACTTTCAGCATAATAATTGACATCATAACGCTTCTCGAAGAATCGTATAGATTCCTCCGTCATATGATG